CGTCTTGATTGTCACGCCATGGCTTTGCTCTTAGGTCAAGAAGGTGTTTGCGTGCTCCGTCAAAACCGTTAGGGGCAAAGTAAGCGTCTCTGTTTACGCCGTTAACACCCACTTTCCAATAAGTGCCACGCTTTATATTGCCTACTTCAATTACAACTACTGGTTTATTTTGTGCTCGAGCCTTATCCCAAATCTCTCGATTCTTTGCCATGCGGCCGTGCCATAGTACGCTCCAAATAACGTCAACGCCGTCGGTGCTATTGTGTACTACGTCGTGGCCTAGTTTTCTTGCGCCCATCTCAAACGCTTTGAATACAGGGGCGCTGTTCATTGCGCCATGATTTGTCCATAGATTGAATTTCATTATTAAATACCTTACAACAGAAAGATGTATGATGAAAAATATACAAGTACTTACCACTTTTCATAAGCCTGGGTTAGATCTTTACGGTCAAAATTTTATTACCAGCTTTGAACAAAAAGTCGATAAACGTATTAAGCTTTTGGTTTACGCTGAAGATTGCGATCCTGTCATTACTGATCCTAATCAAGTTATAGTTTACGATGCTAAAAAAGAATTACCTAAACTTGTAGCATTTAAAGACAAATGGAAGGACAGTCCCAAAGCTAACGGTGTGCCGCCGGAAGATATCAAGGCAAGGCGTCCACGAGATTGGCATAAAAAGTTTAAATGGGACGCTGTACGGTTTGCGAACAAAGTATATGCTGTGCTTGACGCTTGTGAGAAATCAACAGACTGGTGTGTATGGATGGACGCTGACACGCTGGTTCATACTGAATGGAGTTATGATGACTTTGCTAAGTTACTGCCGGACAACCAGTGGCTCACGTATGTAGGTAGAGGAAAAGGCTCTCAGACCTGGCCCGAGTGTGGATTTTACGGTATGAACCTAAAAGATAAATCCTGTATCAAGTTTCTTAAAGAATTTGAAAGAGTCTACGAAGACGCAGACAACGGCATTTTTAAATTAGAAGAATGGCATGACAGTTTTGTATTTGGTGATATTTTAAATAAAATGAAAAAGCACGATCCAAATGTTTTAGACTACAGTGCTGAAATGTATTTAAAAGAAGCAAAAACCGGAGGCGGCGGTCATCCTTTAATTAATACAGTCTTAGGTACATGGATAGATCATATGAAGGGCGATAGAAAAGAAACAGGTAAAAGTTTACCTAAAGATTTAATTGTAAACAGAAAAGAAAGTTACTGGCAGTAACTACGCATATGCCTCCAACACGAACCGTCGTGTAATTCAGCAAACGTCCAATGGAACATACTAATGCGCTGGAGCCATTTTTCTCTATTAAACTCATCAGGTGATAGTATTTTAGATAAGTCAGTGTTTGCTACTTCAGCACACTGACTTTTTTGTGGGTCAGTTACAAATGCGTGATAGCCCATTATAATTGGACCGACTACACTACTGCTATTATGATTAACAACAGCCCATGCTTTTTGTAAATCTTGTTCGAGCGGTATTCCCCATCTACTTACGACTACATCTTTATATTTAGAAAACATGCTATCTCTTAAATAACGTGGAGCATTTTTATCACCGGGATGTCCTCTGATAATTATTTTCATATCGGTGTGTTTTCTAAGTTCGATAATACAGTTGATTGCCCATTGCATTACTGAACTGTTGCCCATACTCCAACCGCCGTCACGCTGGCAACACAGTACAATATGTTTGCCTTTGTGTTTCATATCACTAAGCTGTATATTACAGTCACGACTAATTTGTTCCCAGCGTTTTGGATTAATACGATCGTCGCAGTAGTTGCCAGTAGTTGGAAAGATTCCGTTTATACTGTAACGAAGATAGTGATGTGGCTTGTTAGTTGCGTTGGCATACAAAAATAAATTACTGTCAGCAGTAATTACATGTTTGTTACGAATACGATCAATAAGCTGTTGACGAAGCGCTAGGTGCGAAGCTGTTTTACCTCGCTCATGCTGCCAGCCTTGAATGATTGCTACATCACAAGGCAAAGGCTCAAATCCTCGATGGATTAATCCCTTGTCGCCGTTGCGTGTTACTCCGTTAGCAAAGTTGGTTAATAGATTTAACTTTTCTTCGTTTTTGTTTTTAGGAGGAATAGTGCTAATATAGCTAATTACTTTCATTGACTATTCGCCAAGCAGTACCGTTACGTAATTCTCGCTCAGTAAACTGATTGTATGCTAAGTTTGAAAGATAAGAATATATTAAAGATGTATCAGGATATTCTATATTATCGATATTTTCTAAAGTGTTAGGGCACAACATAGAAGCAGCATTAGGTCCTAAAGCAATAGCAGGCACTCCGTTTATCAAAGCTTCTGTTGCTGCTATACTATTGTAAGTTACAAGGCAATGAGCGTCAGCTAACGCATCTTGTATTGTATTAGAATTTTGTCGTTCTGTCCGTGACTCAGGTTTCAGTCTCACTTCGATCGGCCTGTCTGTATATTTTTTTATTTCTTCTACAATATGTTGTGTCCAAGTTTTTGCATCAGGCATGTCAAAAATCATCATAACTTTATCACTGGGCGGACATATTAAAATTTTTGACCCAGGGTTATGCTTTTTAATTTTAGTGTTAGTGCGCACTAGTCTATCATCTGGTCTATCAATAAGCTCACTACTAAACTGTAAATTATTTTTAGTTAATCTATGATACATTTTTAGTTTAGGATTTCCAAAATACCCAGTGTCGATGTAATAGAAATCTCTATTAGTGTTCCAGCAATGCTGAATTGCTTCTCTTGATTTTTTACCTACACCTCTAATAATCAGTGCGTTGTCTGATTCTTTTTCGTCTTCCCAACTGCTTATGTATCCGTTACTTCCAAAGGCTAGCGAAGATAACACACCGTCGTATTCTAACGTCTCGCCTTTATGCGTTAGGTTAATTTCGCTAGTGTTAATAGCAGCAACTTTACTTTTCTTTTTCATATCTTCATTTACTTTTTTTTTAAAAAATTTATTTTCTGGGTCAACTAAGCTGTGTGTAAACTCAGTCACTTGTGCTTTGATATCATCAGAATAGTTAATATCAGATATTGTTACATCACGATTCCTAAGGTCTCGTATAGAACTATTTCTTTGGTCAAGTTCGCTTTTATAAAAGTCAATAGCTACGCTATTCCATTCAGCTGCGTATTCACAATCCTTGTAGTTATCAAACCACGGCCCACCTTCTGTGTAGTGGAGTGCTTTCGGCGCTCCGTCGTCTGGCTCATTATACCAACCAACTAACCAATTCCATTCGTGACTTATTTGTCCAATACTGCTATCTGGCAACCAAGAAAATCTGTGGAAGTGTGCACCGTTGAGGTTTTCATTATTAACATTATTTAAAGTTAGTTCATTTATATTTTTCGGATGCTCGCAGTTAATCAGCATCATACTTGACCAATTTTTCTTTGGGTAGATAGTTTGGAGTTTTCCGTCCATCTTTCGACCTGGCTTAGGAGTGTACTGATGCTGCGCACACATAATAGCATAGCTATCGTCAATCTGTTCTACAAGCTTTGCTACGTCATCTAGGAATAAAAAATCACAGTCAATAAACAATGCCCAACCTTCGTAGTCAGCAAGATAAGGTACTAGATATCTTGTAAAAGTAAATTCAGTACTTGCTAGTTTATCTGTAGGACGAGTGTATATACCTGTGTCTCTTAATTTGTGCTGCTTCAGAGGAATAATCTCTACTGGTATCGAAGCACGATCTTCGATACTCTTCTTAGCAACTTGGTAAGCAATATCTTCACGCCTGTCCCAGCCAATGAAAATTTTAAATGGGTTAACGTTTTCCATATTAGTTCCAACCAAAAATGTAATCTTTTCTTACATTTGTAATTTCTGTTGCTCCTAACGATCTTAGATAATCGCCGGCGCAGTAGTTAGTGTCTGCCTGCTGCTCGCATACAATAATAGGTTTATATTTTAGAATAGTTTCTGTTGCACCTTTGAGAACTTCAAGTTCGTGTCGCTCGCAGTCTATTTTAAATAATCCAAACTTAGGCAAATCTAAATCGTCTATGCGTTTGATTTGAATACTGCCGGAGCCAACAGCGCTAACAAAGCTTCCGCCTGTGTTTGAACTATCATACACCATTTCCACTACGGTGTTATCATTGCCTACTGCGTATTTGTGAATTTCAACTGGTAGTCCGGCAACATTTTTTTCTAAGCAAGAATACACTTGCTCTAACGGCTCATACGCAATTACTTTATTAAACTTCTGTGTTAGTGGCTTTGCCCATAGTCCTACATTAGCACCTGCGTCTACCGCAACATCAAAGTCAGTTACATACTTATATGCTTCGTCTCTTACGTCGTCTTGGTATTCTGGCGGACCTCCGTTATTAACACGTTTTGTAATTAGTCTTTCAAAATGGTTGTCGGTGTCGGGCATCCAATAATCAAATACTCTTTTCATTTTTACCTATCAATATTTTAATATACTATTTAACATCATATCCCAAGGCGTGGAAGTCATTCTGGTATATTTCATACAGTCTCTGACGATCGAACTGTAGTACATTATTCGATGACGGATTTATTAATGCCCCAGTAATTTATATTTAACTCGGGCCAGTGTATAATGTTTTGTTTAATTATTTCTTTATTATACACTATAGACTTGCGTCTTCCATACCAGCAACTCTTAACTTTACAATGTTAGTTATTTGCCATTGCTTTTGATCAAGACCTTTTAGAATGCCTAACCAGTTATTACGAATAAGCGCAAATTCATTTACAAGCTTTTCATAGTCGACTACATCAGCTTCGCCGTCGACGTATTTTTCTACATCGCGACTACTTAACGCTCGTTGGTAGTTTTCTAAGTACTTCTTAAAAAATTTACTACGTAATTTACGTAGTTCTATATTTAAGTAATTAAGAATAGCTTCGAGCTCTTGTAACTGATTAAAACGATACTCAACAATACCAGGCATAGCAGCAGAAGCTTTTTCTATGTTACCATAGAGTTTCACTTCTGCTCTAGCTTTATCTAACTCGTCGTTATAGAATGCTACTGCATCTGGGATCTTAGTTAAGTCTCGAGATATCTCACTATACCATCCCATTATTCAACTGGTCCTGTAAAAACTTCTACAATTACCCAAATCATCTATTCCCAATCCTCGTTAACTTCGTTTTCGCTTTCTTCTTCATCTAAGTAGTATTCAATAGCCCCGTCTAGAAGGTCGTCGTGGCCTAAGCAGTCTTTAAGCGTTTCGTCAGAAACACCATAGTCTACGAGCAAATCGACGTAGCGTTCAGCTACGTCGGTTATGCTTTTTTTGTCAAGGTATTCTTTAAAAATACCCCAAGTATCTGTAACTTGATTCTCGTCCACAGATATTCCCCTTACTCTGTTTCAATAACTTCGGCTTCGATAGCCTCGTCGACTTGTAAATCTTCAACGGTATTTATACTGTCCTGTTCGTTCAAAAGAAACTCTGACATTACACGATCAAGAAATTCACCAGTCCAATTCTTACGATATTCTAAGATTTCATTACCATCACGGTCTACGTACAAGTAACGATTGCCTTGCTTCTTAACAAGACCTTTTGCTTCGAACATGTCAAACAAACCACTGTACGGGTCCATGCCAGACTCGTATGGAATCTTAACCTGGACTGCTTCGAATGGTTTAGCATAACGTGTCTTCATAACTTTACAAGCAGCTCGAATACCGTGTACTTGCGATGTCTTATTACCGTCGGCGTCTTCTTTCAGCTTCAGCTTCTTCATAGCAACGACCATCGAGGACGCATATACAAATCCGCTACCACCGGAGATTTTATCGTCTGGATCAAACATATCTTGCGATGCGTAAGTGTGGTTAGTTACTACCATACCTACGTTGT